TTACTGGTCCCTGATAGCCAGTAGCCCCCAAGAGAAAACTTCTTTGGCATCGCTTATCAAACCATCCGCTATAAATTGCTGTGTCTCAGCCCATTCCATGTCACTGACATAGTGTACAAGCGTGTTTGTCTGGATTGGAATTTCTTCAAATTGCTCGATTCGACGTTTGAAGGTACATTCAGGATCTGAACAATGGCATGTGCGTCTTATATCATCTACTCTACAGAGTAAAAGTGAGTAGGGGGTCTCAAGCGGTGCACAGTAGTCAACTCGATAGTTATGAGAGCGTGTTGGCTGTATGTTATGAAGAGGATCTAAAAGCACAACATTAAAAATTTGGTTCTCATCCCAAAAGCCTACAACTCTACCAAGGGCAGTAGATATCTGAAATTGCAATAATGGGTATTCTTCGTCATTTTCAAGGTAGTCAGAGTCAATCCAGGTCAACTGGTTACGTTGTACGGGGATATTTCTTTGTTCCCAGTTTATTGAATGATAGCGCCATGCCTCTCTTTCGGCCCCACTGGTAATAAAGCCTTTGACATCTTTTTGAGAAAGCTCAGATAATTTTCCAATTAGTGAAACAAACCAGCCTGAATCGGTACGATCTAATCCAAAATTCTCAATTTGACGCCAATAACGAAAAGAAAACGCCCACTTTTTTTCGGGGGCTGAGGGCGTTTTAGGGGTCTGTACCGCTGTGGGCTGATTTGTCCCTAATGAAGGGCGGAAGGCTTTCACCATGGTTATTAATTCAATCGGCTACGGTAAAAATCTCTAGTTATGTTGCGATCAATGACTACCTCGCAACGTGCTGACGGTCTGTAACCCTCACGAGCCTTAATCCATGGCTCTTCTTTATGGGTCATATCTTCAAGTTGTGCACCAGAAAAAGCACCATAGACTTCAAGAACGCCATCAATATGAGCTGCGGCAGCGGCTGGAATAGATGAAAGATCAAATCCAGGAGTGCAATCTGCAATCGTGATGTCCGAATACAGTGATTTTGTAGAAGAGAATCGGTTATAAATCGCACGGCTTACTGGGCCGTGAATCCACGCTTGAAACCCCTCATCCACTAACTTTTCATCAAAAAAAGCCAGATACCAAGCATCCGCGTAATACGCCAATTTTTGCAGCTTCAAATTGGACATAGTTTCGCCTGAAGCTGAGATTTTTGTGATGATGTAATCACATAGTTGATTGATATTTATCATTATTTATCCCTCTTAACTTGGTGTCTAGGTAGCCAAATTTATTAGAGAAATCAGCTGCTAAGAATCTTTGAAAACCAAGCTAACTTATAGTGGCATACATAGTTGAATAAATCGAGATTCAAACGTGCTAAAACGCGGTGAGTGCGGATGAGCGGTGCTTTCAATTTAAGCAGTTATCATGGTAGCTAACGGGTTAAAACGTAGCGCTGTCTCAAGGTGATCTGGGGCTAAATGGGCATAACGCATGGTCATTTTTATGTCGTGATGGCCCAGGATTTTCTGTAGGGCAAGGATATTGCCGCCAGACATCATAAAGTGTGCTGCGAACGTATGGCGCAGAACGTGGGTAAGCTGGCCGCGTGGAAGCACGATGGAGGTTTTGTCCATCACAGACAAAAACTGGAAGTAGCAATCAGTAAAGAACTTGAAACCATCCAGGGCAATGATTTCCTCGTACAACTCTTTGCTAATCGGAATACTACGGTTCTTCTTGCCTTTGGTCCTAACGAACGTGATTCGGTATTTTGTGACCTGAGAGCGGGTCAGGTTCACAGCTTCGCGCCAGCGTGCACCAGTGCTCAGGCAAATTTTGACAACCAATGCAAGAAGGGGGCTTTGGCGATTGCAGTCATAAAGTAATTCAGTTATTTGCTCATGCGTTAGCCAGGCCATTTCTTTTTCGGCAATGGTGAACTTACGCATGTTCTCCAGCGGGTTCGGTGCTGCCCATTCTCCGAGTCGGGCCAGCTCGCTAAAAACGCCACTCAGATAGCTTTGTTCGAGGTTGATTGTTACTGGGCTGGCACCTTTCTTCCACTTATCACTGAAATAGATTTCACCCGTCAGGCGTTTGTCACGGTAATGCGCGAACACTTTCGAGCTGAGATCAGTAGCAAGAGGATTTCCGAGTGCATCGACCATCAGGACCAGCTTGTCGTAAACATGTTCACCAGCCGTAAGAGATTTGCCGTGCAGTTTGAACCAGAGTTCAACCACGTCTTTCAGGGTTCGACGGTCTACCGATTCACCCAGCCAAGGCTTAGCCTCTGCCTCATCCATCGTGTGACGCTCAAAGGACAATGCTTCGCCTTTGGTGGCGAACTGCTTGCGTACACGACGCCCGCTGCGCCCGGCGGGGTAGCATTCGCAAATCCATTTTCCTGTGTCGAGTTTTCGTACTGCCATAAAAAATGCCCTCCATATGGAGAGCATTTTTACTGTATACATAAACAGTGTCAACGTATGTTGTTCTAAGTAACATACATCACAGGTATCTATAAGATTGAGGTGCTGTGATGTTTTCGCCTAATGAGCTAAGGTGACGGGGCTGATCGTAAATTTTTAACTCACCGATTTTTATAGCAAAGGCTTTCTCTTTACTGTGAAAATACGAATCAAAAAACTGTTTGCTAATGCCAGCATAACGACAGGTTTTTTTCCATACGGTACTTGGATTGTCTTCTATAACATCAGCGATATCAAACTCAGCAACAATCATACCTACTGGCATAGTTGAGTAAATAACCACAGATTTGACATCCGGGTTTTTGAAGATTCCTTTTCTGAATTCAAACTTCTTTGTTCCATCAAGAATCTTTTCAACATATTCAGGTTTAATTGACAATAACACTTTCATCTACTTCACCAAGTTTAATAATATGTTCAAATTGTTGGTCGGATAAATCTAATACCCCCCAGTAGGCATTAGGATTCAAACCAACTTCAGTAATAAGTTTAGCACGGTTTGGTCTTTTAGGAAAAGCTAAATTATATGTAAATGAAACTATGAATGGATATTTTTTTGAACGATAGAAATAACTTAAATCTTTAATGTCAAAAACACTATATTTTTTACAATAATTTATAAAGCTATCTTCTGTATCAAATTCATCTATATGCCTAATATTACTAACCACACATAAGGAAGTGATTACTGAATTATAATACGCAGAACCAGATAGTCCTTTGTTCGTCCGATAGATTAAAACAAGGTCATTAGGTCTAAATGATGTAACACCGTGCATTGCACAAATATATATTTTTCTTATGCTATTCGTATGTGAAACGTCGCTGACGATGCTAGGAGATTCTGTACGGAGTATGGAGTCCGGGAAAAGATTTGTATGGTAATGAGGATCTACCGAGAGAATGAATTTTCTATTACTATCTGAATGATGCATGAATGGATAATCATTGACTATATCCCCAGTCAACTGAACGTTGTGCATTTCTTTTAGTAAAACGTCTTCCGCATTATCGTCAGGACCTTTCGAACCAACAATATCAAATCCAAACGATTTGAATAATCTAATAAGATAAGCGTGTTTTGGATAAACCGTTACATAAATATCATCTGCATCGCATTCTAAAGCATGGTCGAATATCTTCTTAATAAAACGTTCACCTCGAAGAGTTCCACGTGATTCAAATTTGAATGTACCAACCTTTAGATGCTTTCTCATCGGTAATTGAGGGGTTACGTCAGTAACATTCTCATTTTCGATTTTCAGATACAAAAAACCTTCAATGTTGTTTTGTTCATTATAAAGAACATAGGCTAATGCTGATGGATCATTTTTTTTCTTATCAATCCATCCTGCAAAATCCGGATAATCATTGTTTAGTGAATCGAAGAAGGGATCGTTAAAGTCTATATGGCTGAACTGAGTGTAGTATAAGTTTTCCATTTGATATTCCTTATATCCAAAGAATCAAGAAATGACGTCCAATAAAACTATATATACCTAGGGATAGCCAAAGGGCGAAAAATGTTAAAGCAGTGTATATTGGTATGCGACTGACTGAAAATTTACAAGATACTAAAAATTTTATTATCATGTTTGTGCTTGAGCGATTTAATCGATCTTTGACTTTAGCATCTACTTCTACCATCGCAATGCTGAATATGCGGTAAACTTTCTCACGTGTTTCATGCCCTTTCAGTGACATAACACGGAGTAATTCTTCCTCAATTTCTTTAACCGCCTCCTCCCAATATTCTTGCCAATATTTTGCACCAGAAGAAATTCCTATCTGAAAGAACGATACAATCAAGCCAACAAGCGCAATGAAAGGTACGAATGCTTCACCCTTGTCATTTTGGTATAAGGTGGCTAAACCTGCGAAAAGAACGCCCTGAAAAATCATGAAAAAATTATTACGTTGAGATAACTGAGTTATCTCAAAGTCTCTTATGCGAATAGTCAGCTCATAGAGGCGCTTTACGGCCCTAAGATCACCATTTTCATTCTGTTCATCATTGGATTCGGACGTCGTTGTCATAAAAATTCCTTTTATCGGATGCAACTAACTAAAACTTTTGCAAGTATCTCAATATCCGCAATTGCGCATTCGAATGAACTATTGCCCCCATCTATGCGAAGTCGGCTACCAGGAAGACGTGTCAAACTCCTTAGAGCAACCTCCCCATCAATACTCACTACCCACATGCCGTCACGCACATCTCCATAATCCATATCGCAGATAAATTCTGAAGTGCCATCGATCACAACAACAGGATTTTTAAGATTATCAGGCAAAAAGCTTGCATCAAAAACATATGAGCCATCTTTGCGTAATGACCCATTGGTCAAAACATGCTTCTCAAGTTCTTTAGTGTTTGCTTTATGTGAACTTTGTTTTGAACCTTGTCCTGTGGTGAGCCAGTTTAGAGATATACCAGTTTCTAAGGAGCATTGAATCACCCACTCAGCCGGAAAAGAGTCGCGCATATAGCGTGTTGCTAAGGTACTTTTCGAAATTCCTAAATGGTCGCACAAAGCTTGTCTTGTCTTGAAACCATAAGCTTCAACCATACGCTCTATGGCTCCACGGCCGCCTTTCTCCAAATTCATGGTCACTCCAGGTGAACTTTTACCTTGACGATTTCATGATGCGATCGTATGTTTATGGTGTTCACAAAATACAAACGATCAGTATTCATCCTGATTAATCATTGCTAAACGAGGAATGTTGCATCATGAGACCTAACATTTCAATCACTCTCATCATCCCCCACGTCACTATTGAAAGATATAGTGAACTCACTGGGTTATCTATCGACACCATCAACGACATGCTTGCAGATGGTCGATTGCTTCGTCATCGCCTACGCAAGGACAAAAAGCGTGAAAAAGTGATGATTAACATCGCTGCGATGACTGTCGATGCACTCTCAGATTGCAACGTGACTATCAACTAGTTCCATTTTGAGACTTCACGGAGCAACTGACTATGTTTGACTATCGCATATCAAAACATCCTCATTTCAATGAAGCCTGTCGGGCTTTCGCTATACGCCACAACATGGCGAATCTGGCAGAACGTGCAGGCATGAACGTTCAAACCCTGCGTAATAAGCTCAACCCGGAGCAACCGCACCAGCTCACAGCGCCAGACATATGGCTGCTGACAGATCTCACCGAAGACTCAACGTTAGTTGATGGTTTTCTGGCGCAGATCCATTGCCTGCCATGTATACCAACCAATGAAGTTGCACGGGAGAAAATGCCGCAGTACGTTCTGAAAGCCACTGCCGAGATCGGCCGTGTTGCCGCAAGTGCGGTTTCTGGTGTTCAGCTAAATGCGGCCACCCGCCGTCAGGTTGTCGAAAGCGTCAACTCTGTTACTCGCCTAATGGCGCTTACCGCCATTTCGCTGCAGGCGCGGCTACAGGCTAACCCAGCAATGGCAAGTGTCGTCGATACTGTGACGGGCCTTGGCTCTTCGTTTGGGCTGAGCTGAGGTGTTTATGCTGAACAATGAACCCTCATTTGCGTCTCTTCTCGTTAAGCAAAGCCCGGCAATGCACTGCGGCCACGGCTGGATCATGGGGAAAGATGGTAAGCGCTGGCATCCGTGCCGCTCGCAGGATGCACTTTTGGCCGACCTGTCCACTATCCAACAGGGGAAACCATGGCTATTGAAGGTCCTGCAGCGACTGTTCCACTGAGTACCGGTCAGCGCCTGAATGGGCTGAACCACATCGCGGAGCTGAGAGCAAAAGTGTTTGGTCTGAATATTGAGCGGGAGCTGGAACGGTTTATTAATGAGATGCGCGATCCCCGCGACATTAACCATAAACAAAACGAGAGGGCACTGGCCGCCATATTCTTCATGGCAAAAATTCCGGCAGAACGTCACAGCGTCAATATTAATGAGCTGACCACTGACGAAACGCGGGAGCTGATTAAAGCAATGAATCATTTTCGTGCAGTGGTGAGCTTATTTCCGAAACGGCTAACCATGCCGAATTAACCCAAAACAGAAATTAATGGCGTAAACCCGCCGGGCATTCTTTTGCCCAAGTTCAGGAGAAATGTTATGCGAAATAGTGAAACCCGTACCACCAAAACCGCACCGGATGATGCCGGTTTATTCCAGCTGTTTAACGAGACTCGCCTGGATGAGCGTAAAAGCTGTGCCTTTGCCGTTTCCATCCGCATAGAGGCACTGGCGATACACATCCTGAAAGAGGGGATGAACGGAGTGGAGGCGGCAGAACTGCTGCGCCGTGAAGTCGCTCGTTATGAAGCTGAATCTCGCGGAGACTGGCACTGATGGCGGACTCCATGGATCTCGTACAGCAGCGCGTCGAAGAAAACCTTCAACGCCATATTCATAACGCCCGCACCAGAAAGCCAGGCATTGCCCGCGTTCTTTGCATCGACTGTGACGCGCCAATTCCAACTGCTCGCAGACAAGCTATCCCTGGCGTGCAGTGCTGCGTGACTTGCCAGGAAATCGCTGAGCTGAAAGGGAAGCACTACACCCGAGTCGCGCTGTGAGCTTCGGAGCCTGTCAGTGATGCCTGAATTAACAAACGAAAAAGGTGGCCCTACTGAGGCCGACGGGGCTTTCCCATGGAACGCCCCGAAAAAAGCAGTAAACCCCTATCTGGACCCGGCGGAAGTTGCGCCGGTGTCTGCGCTTTCAAACCTGATCACTCTCTACGCTGCGGACAACGAGCAGGAACAGCAGCGCCGCGAGGCGCTGAGTGATGAGGTCTGGGAACGCTATTTCTTCAATGAATCCCGTGATCCTGTCCAGCGTGAACTGGAACAGGACCGGCTCATCAGCCGCGCCAAAATGGCACGTGAGCAGCAGCGTTTTAACCCCGATCTGGTCATTCTGGCAAACGTCAGCGCCGAGCCTGCTCACGTCAGCAAACCTTTGCTGGAGAGAATTAAATACTTCCAGGGGCTGGGAAGGGCGAAGGCTTATTCCCGCTATCTGCGTGAAACCATCAGGCCGTGCCTTGAGCGACTGGATCGCGTGCGTGAAAGTCAGGTGTCTGCCTCCTTTCGGTTTATGGCGAGCCATGAAGGGCTGGAGGGGCTGCTGATTCTGCCCGAAATGAACCAGGAACAGGTTAAGCGATTGTCTACGCTGGTTGCGGCACATATGAGCATGTGTCTCGATGCGGCCTGCAGCGATCTGTTGGTGACTGATGATGTCAAGCCTGAGCAAATCCGTCAGTCATGGGAAAAGTTAGCAGCAGAGGCTATGCGGCTGGATGTCATTCCGCCTGCCTTTGAACAGCTGCGCCGCAAGAAACGCCGTCGTAAGCCCGTGCCATATGACCTTATTCCGGGTTCACTGGCGCGAATGCTGTGTGCAGACTGGTGGTACCGCAAACTGTGGCAGATGCGCTGCGAGTGGCGGGAGGAACAGCTGCGCGCTGTTTGCCTGGTCAACAAGAAAGCGTCCCCGTATGTCAGCTATGAAGCCGTGATCCACAAACGCGAGCAGCGCCGTAAATCGCTGGAGTTTTTCCAGTCGCACGAGCTGGTCAATGCCGATGGTGACACGCTGGATATGGAAGACGTGGTGAACGCCAGCAGCAGCAACCCAGCGCACCGTCGTAATGAAATGATGGCCTGTGTAAAAGGGCTGGAGCTGATCGCAGAAATGCGTGGCGACTGCGCTGTGTTTTATACCATCACCTGCCCGTCACGCTTCCACGCCACCCTCAACAACGGCAGGCCCAATCCGAAGTGGACCAGCGAAACGGTCCGACAGAGCAGCGATTATCTGGTCGATACCTTTGCCGCATTCCGCAAGGCTCTGCACAAAGCTGGGCTGCGCTGGTATGGCGTCCGTGTTGCTGAGCCGCATCACGACGGCACCGTGCACTGGCATCTGCTGTGCTTCATGCGCAAAAAAGACCGCCGCACGCTCACTGCGTTGCTGCGTAAATTTGCTATTCGTGAGGACCGCGCCGAGCTGGGCAACAATACCGGCCCGCGCTTTAAGTCTGAACTCATTAACCCACGCAAGGGCACACCGACCAGCTACATCGCCAAATACATCAGCAAGAACATCGACGGGCGCGGACTTGCGAAAGAGATCAGCAAAGAAACCGGTAAATCACTGCGCGACAGCGCCGAGCACGTCAGTGCCTGGGCATCCCTGCACCGCATCCAGCAGTTCCGTTTCTTCGGTATTCCAGGGCGTCAGGCATATCGCGAGCTGCGTCTTCTGGCCGGGCAGGCCGCGAGAGCGCAAAGCGACAATAAAGCCGGTGCGCCGGTGCTGGAAAATGCGCGACTGGATGCCGTGCTGGCTGCCGCCGATGCGGGCTGCTTTGCCACCTACATCATGAAGCAGGGCGGTGTTCTGGTTCCCCGCAAACATCATCTTATCCGAACCGCATACGAGCTTAACGACGAGCCGGGCACCTACGGCGATCACAGCATCCGTATCTATGGCATCTGGTCCCCGATTGTTGAGGGCCGGATCTGCACGCACGCGATGAAGTGGAAAATGGTTCGTAAGGCCGTTGACGTTCAGGAGGCGACAGCCGACCAGGGCGCTCGCGCCCCTTGGACTCGTGGCAATAACTGTCCCCCTGTTGAAAAAACGTACCAGACAGGGGGCGAACTACCGGGCAGCGAAGAACCTGCAGCGCTGCCGGACTACGAAAACATGAGCAAAAAGGAACTGCGCGAGCTGACGGCAAGGCTGCGGCTGGTCAAACCGAAACGCAGAAAAGGCTACAAACAGGAAATTACGGATCACCAGCGCCTGCAGCTCGATGCGGAGCTGAGGTCCAGAGGCTTTGACGCCAGTGAAACGGAAGTGGATCTGCTTCTGCGTGGCGGCAGCCTGCCATCTGGAGCTGGGCTGCGCCTGTTCTACCGGAACAAGCGACTACAGGAGGATGAGAAATGGCGTCAATGGTACTGACAGCTCTGAGAAATGGCATATCTATTAATCAAAGAGTTAGCTGAGTAAAAAACTATTTCAGCTTTAAAATCATATGATGTACTGTATATATAAACAGTAATATTGGGAGGGAGTTGTGAACGATTTGTTCATGGAGTCACTTGCACTGCAGCGGATAGAACTTATGGCCCGGCTGGTTGCCAGCTCAGATTGTAGCGATGACGACAAGGAGGTTGCGATTTCGTGGCTGTCGGAGCTGACAAGCGATCTGGTTACCAGGATGAATGATTATGGAGTAGGGCAGGATGAGAGTAAGCATTAG